TATGGCAAAAAAACCTCGTCACATTCTTGGCTACTTGAACGATCCGTCCACTTGGGACAAGGCTGCGTTTGAGACTGCCATTCGCGCAGAAGTCGAAGCCTCGACAGGAACGCTCACGGCCTCTGATGAACTGCTAATCGGCACATTGGTCATCACGGTTGACAGCCTGTTGACTGCTGAAATCAACATTCGTGAAGCAGGTCATGTCACGGTCTACGGCAACAACGAAGGCGTGACAGCTTGGTTCAAGATTCGCACTGAGATGGCTGACAAGGCTATCAAGATGCTGGCTGAACTAGGTCTTGTGGCCCGTGGTCGCCCAAAGTTGAAGGCAAAAGTGAGTGATGTAGATGAGCTATTCGCCACTGCTTAACCCTGCGTTTGAGTATGCGGTATCGGTAACTAGGGGTGACATTCAGGCTTGTGAGGATGTCAAACTAGCTTGCCAACGGTTTTTGGATATGGTCGAACGTAAGGATGCGCCTTACGAATTTGTCCCTGCCAAAGCCGAACACATCCTAAAGTTTGTCCGATTCTGCCGCCATGTCAAAGGACCAGATGCGGGAAAGCCTATAGAGTTGCAGCCGTTTCAGGTCATGTACTTGGCGGCTATTTACGGGTTCCGCGACAGGCGCGACCACTCTATGCGGTGGGTGACGGACGTTATTTTGTTCGTTCCTCGCAAGTCGGGCAAGACCACCATTGCTTCCATCATTGCGCTTTATGAGTTGCAGTTTGGGGACGCTGGCGCTGAAGTGTTTACCTTGGCGACCAACAGGGATCAGGCATCTATTTGCTTTGATTCGTCCAAAGCCATTGTGGAAAACATGAAGCCCGAGTTGGCTTGCAAGTTCATTCCCTACCGCAGCGAACTGAAAAAAGCCGGTGATTCGACTTCCACTTATCGGGCGCTGTCCCGAGAGAACCGAAAAACTGGTGACGGTAAAAACCCATCTTGCGCCATGATTGACGAGGCAGCGCAGATTACTGAGAGGCAGTCGATTGAGGTTTTGCACTCGGGCATGGGCGCTCGGAAGAACCCATTGCGGATGTATTTGACGACTGCCAGCTTCACCAAGGAAACCAAGTTCTTTGAGGATTTGTCCCATTTTCGCAGCGTCTTGCGTGGGGCTGCTCCTGATTCATACCGTTGGTTTGGTCTGTTGTACAGCATTGACCCCGGTGACAATTGGGCTGACCCGACTGTGTGGGGCAAGGCAAACCCGATGCTCGGGGTTTCTGTCACTGTGCAGCACATCCAGCAAATGGCTGAAGAAGCAGGGGCAAAACCAGCAAGCCTGAACGAGTTTCTGTGCAAGCAATTGAACATTTATGTGTCTGCCAATTCTGCTTGGATTGACCGCAGATATTGGGATGACTCCATTGCGCCCATGCCAGAGGAAAAGCCCGAGGCTACATTTGTTGCGTTTGACTTGGCGCATACCCGAGACTTAAACGCTGTTTGCACTTTGCACAGATACAGCGAAGAAAATTTCTACGCCAAGTTTCAATTCTTTTTGCCGCAAGAGTCAATTGAGTTAATTCCCAACCACTACAAGAGCATTTTTGCTCAAGCCCATGCAAGTGGCATTTTGAGGCTTACACCCGGCAACGTGACTGACTTGAATGAGGTTGAGTCGTACATCAAACAGGAGTGCGAAAAGCACGAAGTTAAGGCTGTCAACTTTGACCCCTACAACGCTGCCGCACTGGTGGCGAACCTGTACGCTGAAGGCTTGCCGGTGGTCAAGGTCGGTCAGGGTATGGCGGTGCTGTCAAATCCGTCCAAATCAACCGAGCAACTGATTCTCAAAAAGGCAATCCACCATGATGGCAACCCTTTTGTTGGATGGCAACTTGGGAACTGCGAGGTTTACACTGATGTCAACGGAAACGTGAAGGTTCGGAAGAACGAAGCCGATCCCTCTGCCAAAGTGGACGGTATTATTGCCATGATTATGGCTATTCACGGGCATCTTGATAACGTATTTGTCAGCGAATCATTTGGCTTTAGGTCGTTAGAATGGTAAAGTGTTGGAAATTGAGGGGAAATCATGGCAATTTTTGACATTTTCAAGCGCAAAAACACTCAGTCTGAGAGCAATACATTGTTCGGTCAGACAGCCTTGGGCAATAACATTGTCTATCAAGGAAGTGACAAACGTGCTGGTGTAAATACCCAAATCCTCTATGTCACCACTGCCAGCACCACAAATGCTGGTCGTCCGGTGGACATGTCGGTGCTGACACGAAACAGCACTGTTATGTCCTGTATTGGGGTCAAGGCTCGGGCGCTGGCGCAGTTGCCAATCAAGATTTGCTGCGAGACAGCAGACGGTAAAACCGTTGATGCGATTCGTGGTGAGGGTGTTGGCCCAAGAGACAAAGCCAAAGCCAAGCAAGTTGCCAAACTATTGGGACACCCCAACAACTTCCAGTCGAAATACGAGTTTTGGTATCAGTGGCTGATGTGGTACGAGTTGTCTGGTGAAGCCTTTACCCTGTGGTGGAGGAAAGACCAGAACAGTTCCACCGAGACTCCGCTGGAAATGTATGTGCTGGATTCAACGCTGATTGCAGTGAACATCACGCCCACTCGCTACCCTACATTTAGGCTGTCTACGCCCTCCTACGGCTTTAACAAAGACCATGAATTCAAGTATTTCCAAGTCATGCATGGCAAGGAAATGGCTTGGCAGGGTTCTGCTGGTTTTAACAAAGGTATTTTGGCAACCGAGTTGGTTGGCTTGGACCAAGACATTGATTTGTACGCCAATTACGTTATGCAGAATGGCGCCAAACCATCTGGAATGTTTGTGACCGAAGCAGTCATTCCTGATGGCAAGTTCAAAGAGATTGCGGCTCGTCTGAAGGAGACATGGAACAACATGGTCGGGTCCAAGCAGTCCGATCCGTCCAAGCCGGGTCAATCCATGCTGCTCGACCAAGGCATGAAGTATCAGAAGCTGGACATGTTGACCCTGCAAGACGCTGACGCTGCGGCATTGAAGTTGCAAACCATGCGCCGAATCTGCGGCTTGTTCGGTGTGCCGCCTTCTATGATTGGCATCCATGATGGCAAGTTCAACAACAGCCAAACGGCTTTGGACGAGTTTTACAAGACCACCATGTACCCTACCATTGTGAACATTCAACAAAAACTGACTGCTCACTTGCTGGAGGGCTACCCATCGTTGTGCGTGGAATTTGACACCAAGGATTTCCTCAAAGGCGCTCCATTGGACCAAATGAACTTTGCCACTGCTGGCGTTTCTGGTGGCATTATGACCCCCAACGAGGCTCGCAATTATATGAACCTTTCCTCTGTGGAAGGTGGTGACGAGTTGGTCAAAGATGCCAAGCCAGCCGAACCTGTACCCGGCTCAAGCGCCCAAGATACTGGTGGCGGCGGTGGAAATCAGACCAAAAAGATGAACATTGGTAAAACTTGATAAAAAATGCGTACTGATTCACAATATCTGGTAGCATTAGCACAACAGGTCAAACGACCTCATAAACAGTTGCCTGTACTTTTAGGGCAACCCCCTAAAATACAGGACAATAATCAATCCATTGCTTTAGGGGCAATCAATGAAGACATTGAATCTAATTTGCGAAGCCAAGTTGAACTTGACGGAAAAAGCCGAGAACGGCGAACCGACAGGTTTGATTGAGGCTCGCGTTACCACTTGGGGCGCTCGGGAAGGCGCTGATGGACGTAAATTCTTCTACAAGCCTGAAGGCTTTATGCAATGGGCAGAAGATTTCGCAAAAAGTGGTCGTCCTCTCCCGATGTACGTCAATCACAATGACAGTTCCATTCCTTGCGGCGAGTGGACTTCCATTGAAATGGATGACGATGGCATGAACGCTTGTGGTCGTTTGTATGTAAACACCACCACTGGCTCTGACCTCTACCAAGTTATGAAAGAGTCGCCAATGATGTTTGGTGGCGTGTCTGTCAGTGCTTACGCTGAAGAATATCAATGGGTCAGGGAAGATGGCGAAGCAATGACCATTGGTTCTGATGACCCATACGAGTCTGGTTATTTCCAAATCACCAAAGGTGGCTTGCGTGAAACCAGCGTGGTCATGCACCCAAATAACACCAAGGCAGAAATCAAAAAGTTGGAGTATTTCCGACCTGATGGCTCTGCCGATTTAAAAGTTTTGGAAGAAAGTCTGCGGGATGCTGGCTTGTCCAAGAGCGATGCGGTCGCTGCCGCATCAACATTCAAGAAAGTTTTAGAGCAGCGTGATGCTGTGATTGAACCCATTGAAAATGCGCCTCAACAGAGTGATTCTGATGCGGAAGCGACCGAAGCGGAAATTCTCGCGGCTCTTGAGCAACGTGAACTTCTAAAACTCCTCGACAAACGACTTAAAGGTTGAATCATGTCTAAAGAAATCATCGAAAAATTGGATGCTATCGAAGCTAAACAAGCCGAAAGCATCACCGCTGTTGAAGCAAAAATCCCTGCTGCTGTTGAGGCTGTTAAAGCCGAAATGCAAGAGATGGTGTCTGCTCTGGAAGCCAAAGTTGCTTCTATTCAAATGCCTGAATTCATTCGCACACCCGCAAAAACTGTTCGCCAAGATGTGAACCGTTCGGTGCGTGAGCAACTGAGCCAGTTCTACAAAGGCAACAACCGTTTGGAAAAAGAACTGCAAATCTTTGCAGACGAAAGCCAAATGGATGCGTACCTGAAAGAAGCCTCTGCTTTGACCGCTGGCGGTGATGGCAAGGGTGGTCGTACTGGCTACGATCCTACCTTCACGGCTTTGCGTTTGTTGAACCCAATGCGCGGTATCTCTCGCACTGTGGCTACTGATGGTTCCTCGTACCAGTTTCGCGTGCGCACAGGCAATCCGGGTGAAGCATGGGGCTATTCGATTCAGAACAACGGCGCAGCCACTACTGAAGACACCAGCATCTGGCAATTGGTTATGCAAGACCTGAACGTGCAGTTCCCAATCCGTACTGCTGCGTTGGACGACATTGATGGTTTGGAAGCTGTTGTTGTTGACGACATGCTGGCCTCATTCGCAATGAGCGAGGCCCAATCCATGATTCAGAACAACGACCAAGCCGCACAATCCGTCAGCAACCCCTACGGTGGCACAAACGGTCTGCGTGGTCTGGATCAGTACGCTGGTTCTAACGCCACTTACACTGGCGGGACAACTTCTGCTGCTGCTTTTGGCACTTCTGGCACTGGCTCTACAAGCGGTCTGCACTCGTTGGCTACTTATGACCAGATCACCACCAACGGCAACACTGTTGGCGCTAACAACATCCAATACAAGGACGTTATTAACTTGGTGATGGCACTTCCGCAGCAGTATTGGACCGCAAACGCTAAGTTCATGGTCAGCCCTATCTTGGCTCAAGCAATCCGTGGTCTGCAAGACACCAATGGTCGTCCAATCTTCAACTCTATGGAGTCGTTGAATTCGGAAGGCATCATTGGTCAAATGTTGGGCTTTGATGTGGTGATGAACAAGTATCTTGATGCTCCGTTCCAAGCCGCAACTGGCGCTGCTGGCACTAACAGCTTGTACCCAATGTATTTTGCTGATTTTTCGCGCTTTCACACAATCATAGACAGGCTGAACATGGTTATGCGCCGCTATGACCAAACTTTACCCGGAAGTATTACTTTTTACGGGGAAAAGAGACTTGCGACCTCAGTTCGTGATCCGAATGCGGGTGTGCGCTATCGCTCGACAGGTACATCGACCTGATAAAACGGAGGGGGGTAATTCCCCCTCCTTTTTGTGCCAACAATTTAGGAACTGTTATGACCATCACCGAACGCATCCTGTCTGGAATTAAGCAAACATTGGAAACTGGCGATAGAGTCACGATTGACTTGCGCGAGGCATCTGCCATCACTGGTTCAGGCTTGAATGTCGGTGGTCGCACTCACTTTGATGAAGCATTTGCTGCCCTGCGATATGCCAACCCGTTTCGTCAAGGCGCACGAAACATCAAAGTACCCGGAAATTCTGCTGTTCAGTTTGTCTGCAAAACTGGTAACGCTGCAAACAGCACAAACCCTTGGGGCTACACAGTCAACCCCAACAGTGGTTCACCCAACATCAACACAAGCATTTGGCAATTGCCAACTCGCGTGATTTCTGCACAATTGCCCGTTCGTTCGGCTGTTCTGTCGGATGTCAATGGACTGAACGCCGAATTGGTCGAAGACCTAATGATGGAATTTGCCCAACTTGAGGGCGCATCGTGTGGCCTCAACAATGACCAAGCCGGTTCAGTCACTACCTCCACTGGTGGCACTGATGGCTTGCGCGGCCTAAATAGCTACCCCGGCGCTGCTGGTGCAACCGCTGCGTTTGGTACAAGCGGCACAGCGATTACAAACGGCTTGCACACTTTGGCTACCGTGGGGTACAACAACACTGGTGGCCTTGAAGCGGAAACATTGTCTGCAATGGCAAATGCTCTGCCAGCGCAATACTGGTCTATGCCGGGTACTGCTTGGATGATGCACCCAACAGCCATTCAAACCCTGCGTAACTATGCTCACGGCAGTGGCGGCTACTCGTTCATTGACATTGGCTCCGCTGAAGCCGGTTCGTTGCTTCATGTATTTGGATTCCCGGTGATTCCAAACCCATATTTGGACGCAACAGGTGTTGTTGGTTGCAAGTCAATGTACCTTGCCAACTGGCCTCGTTTTATGACCATTGCTGATGTGGAAGAAATGACCATTCAGGCAATGGAACAGACAACGCCCGGTTTTGTGACCATGTATGCTGAAAAGCGTATGGTCAGTTCTGTGCGTGACGTTTTTGCTGGTGTTCGTTCAATTGAGACTTAAACATGAGCGTTGACAACTATCAATACGCTGCGCCTTTTGGGGCGCAAACACGCAATCCGTTCAACTATGCAAAGGTTGAGCAGATTGGACGAGATAGTTCGACAGCATGGTTGACGCTTGATGAAATGACCAACCAACTGAACTTGTTTGACGATACAAGTCAGGACACATACATTGCAAGCCTTGGAATCGCCACCAGACAGGCGATTGAGGATTACTTGGGGATGTCTATCCTCCCGGTAACTTATCGCGTCTGGTACGGTTCTGAGAGCCTTGTAGCGTCACCAATCAGTCTTGATCTTCCTGAAGTCAGTCAAAACACAAACCCGGCACTTTCTGGTGTGACAATTAATTCGGTTGGTTATTGGAACGATGCTTTCCCGCCAGTGTTCCAAACGATTACAAACACCAATTATTTTTACGATGCCTCGGGTAATAAAGTCATCGTAAATAATTTGCCGACTGATGTGAATTCGGTGATGTCTGCGCCAATCATTGTGGAATATTCAACTGTTGCAAATCCATTGGCAAATTATCCTGTGATTAAACAGGCTGGCTTGCTTTTGCTGACTCACTTGTACAACAACCGAGCCAATGCGACAGAGACAAAATTGAAAGACATTCCGTTTGGCGTGACAACGCTTTTACGCAGTTACAAACCCCTCGTAATGTGAGCACAAAATGGCAATTGCTCGTTTTGAGAACATCAACATCAACAACTTGACTTTTGGCAAGTCTGATTTTGGTGAGCAATCGACAACGCAAACATTGTGGTTTGCGACTCGCGCTCGGGTTGCTGCCGTTGCCAACAGCCTAAAGATTGCTGATAAATATCGGCTTTATCAAGACATGACGACATTCACGCTGAATTACACGCGAAACATGAAAACGATTATGGACAGTCAAGACCTGTACTCAATTACATGGCGCGGTAAGGATTGGCGAATTGACAATGTGCGCGAGTCGGATGATCGCATGACGGTGCTGTTTACCTGTTATCGTTCTGACCCTGTTACGGCGGTGTAATGGCAACTCAATTAAACCCTGTTGTTTATGGCAAGGCTATCCAGTACCAACTGGAAAACATTGTCACGCCTGTGCCCGTTTATGCCGCTTTTAACCGCAATTTTTCAACGCAGCCCAAATTCATTACTTGGATGCTACGAAACGTGCATCAGCCGGTTTATACGGGAACGCAGCAAAGCAACAAGGGAATCGACAGACCGATATTTCAGATTTCTATTTTCACTCAACAGATTGAAGATGGTTTTACAATATCGAATCAGATTTTGCAGTCCCTGCATGGATACAGTGGATTGTTGGGAAGCCCGGCAGATGGATTTTACATCTCAAAAGCAGATGTCATGTGGCTTTACAACAGTTACAACAACGAGGAAAAAATGGCGCAAATCTATTTGGATTGCACCATTGACATTCCAGCCTAATATAAGACAATTGTTCAACTTTTGAAGGATACTCAAAATGGCCTTACCAAACAAAGTCTTGCCCGGTTTTAGTGCTGCGCTATACGCACAGCCAACCGCTACGCCAACTCCTTTGACTACTGCACAGTTGTCTTTGGTTGCCTCGGTTTCTCCCATTGCTGTTGTAGGCAATTTGCTTCCTGTTGAGGCAATTCCCGCTTTTGGCATGGATGACGCTGTTGCAAGTTTTAGCGTTGCCGGTTCTCGTCAATCGGACAAAATCCCTGTGCAAGCAGCGCCCACCAGCATGACCATTGTTGCTGCTTGGAACCCTTCCGACACCAACTTGCTGTTAATGAGGGCAGATGCCTATTCTGGCGTGATTGATCGCACTTTCGTGGTTTCTGCCACCGAAGGCGCAAACATTGTGTACTACGCATTCAACGGGCGTGTTGGTCAATTCCAAATTGATTCTCAACCCGGCGCTGAAGCAAAATGCACCTTTACGATTCACCCCCGTGGCAACCAGTACGGTTGGTCCAACAACGTCTAAGGAGTTGACATGGCGATCCCAACAAAAGTTCTTCCCGGTTTTAGCACCTCGCTGTGGATGCAATCGGCTGCAACTCCAACTCCATTGACCACTGCTAACTTGTCCGTTTGGCTGGCTCAAGTCACAACCATTGTTGGCACTTCTGCAAACGGCACTGGCGCTGCTGGTGTTGCTGTTCCTGTTGAAGCAATCCCTGCTTTCGGCATGGACGATGCGGTGGCAAGTTTCAGTGTTGCCGGTTCTCGTCAAAGCGACAAGATTCCAGTTCAGGCGGCTCCAACAAGTTTGACCATTACGGCGGCTTGGAACCCTTCCGATTCGGCTTTGCTGCAAATCCGTTCTGACGCTTATTCTGGCACTGTAGACCGCACATTTGTTGTGGCTGCTGTGGATGGTACAAACACTGTTGCTTATGCCTTTAACGGGCGTGTAGGCCAGTTCCAGATAGACTCTCAGCCCGGTGCTGAAGCCAAATGCACTTTCACTGTTCATCCGCGAGGCAACCAGTACGGCTGGTCGAACAACTGATGAAAGTCACTGACGCAATTGAAACGATTGTGACCAGCTACGGGGACATTGATCTTGTCGCCCGTGGCATGGTGGTGGACGCTGCTGAACTTGCAAAAGCCACAGCCAAACCAGACACTGCTGAAGCTATTGCTTTGGCACTGCTCAAAAAATACAACGTAACTGCCCCTGTGGTGGTTATTGAGGAAGTTGCACAAGACACAACAGAGTAAAAAACATGATAGTAAAAGACAGCAACGACCTTCTAAATTTTCTTGTAGCCCAATCCGATTCATCCAAAAATTGGTTTGGGTTTACTCAACAGCGCATCACGGCAATTGCTCTTGCCCACGATATTGCGCGGAATCACGCAGACAAGCTAACGCCACTTGAGGCGGTAGATTATGCAATCAACTTGAACGAGTTGATTTATCACAAGATCATCAAAACCACACGACCATGACAAGACTATCTTCAGCCTTTGGCGAAACAACCAACCTCCGCACCAAGACGTTTGAACTTGCTGGTCACGAATTTAAAGTTCGTGTTCCGCTGTCCAAAGAACTTGATGACATTCAAGACCGCATCAATAAAGTTGATGCAACTGAATTCAAAATCCGTTTTGACAAAATGACTTCAACTTTCCGAAATGTCTCGGATGTTGAAGGTGTTGTTGTCACTGACGATGATGTGATTGTTGAAGGGCGCTCCACCAAGGAATTGGTTCAAACCATTTTGCAAATGGAAAACCGAGTGGTGGAGTACATCAAGTTGTTGGTTCCTGTGAATGGAACGCTTGATGACATCACATACGAAGACATTGAAGCTGAATGGCCCACGGCTGTTCAACTTGAAATGCTTGCAAGAATTTCTGAGTCAATTCAGCCGGGATATAAGGATTCTCGAAAAAACTAATTCAGGACATTCACCTACAAGCCCGAGCGTATGTGTACGCTCATGGTGGGTGTCCAGATGATGTTCCTGTGGACGACATGCGGAATATCGAGATTATGCTGTCTGATGGCATGATTGGGAACAAGGCGCTGCTGCTTGCGCTAAGTTCCTTGACCACAGGCAATTTAAACTCGAAAATACAGAAGACGACAAGACCGTTTACGATGAAAGACGTTCTTCCATCGACACACGAATACATTGTCCCGCCGCTGACAAAGGAACAACAGCAAGAGCAAGCCAGCAAGCAGTTGATGGCATTCTTGGCTACTAGACCGGGTTCGGAGGCTTACCTGAAAGAATAGTATGGCCTCTTGGAGTCCCGATGGCAAAAATAGAATGTTTCGCGTTGAGGGCTTGGAAGACCTTGAGGCGAAACTTTCTGAGTTGATGGACTTTCATCGTGCCGATACTGCGGCAAGAGCAACTATTGTCAAGGCGGCAAAAGATGCGATGTCGCCTGTTGCGGATCAAGTCAGAGCCACGGCTCCATATGATCCATCGCCTAGAACAGAAAAAAGCCCAATTCACTTAAAAGATACCGTTCGGTTGGATGCAAGAATTCCAACAAAACGAGACATGCAATCAATTCATGTGAATCAGTCTGATGCAGCTATTGCGGTTGTATCTGTGAAACGAAGTGCTGTATCTTTGGCTCAAGAGTTTGGCACTAAAAAAATTCCAGCACAACCATTTTTGCGTAGAGCAATTGAGCAAAACGCAGAATCAGTTGTTGGCAACTTCAAAACAAGTTTTGCTGCCTATTTGATGGCATATGCGAATAAAATGGCGGCAAGGAGAAAGTAATGGCTTCAATGAATATTGCTCGACTTGGTATTGTTCTTGGCGTTGATACGGCAGAACTTGAAGTCAAGATTTCTAAAGCAAAGCAGGAATTTGGTTCCTTTGCTAAACAGATTCAACGCGACTCCGACAATGCCGCAAAAGAACTTGTTGCGCTGCGTTACGCAACAGAAGATTACGGCAAGACCTTAACTAAGGTTGAGCAAATTGAGCGAGAGATTAAGGCTGGACGTTATCAACGTGCTGAAGGTACTTTGATTGACATGTTGCGTAAAGAAGCGGCAGCATATGATGCCAAAGCCAACGCAATGAAGAATATGGCTGGCGCTCAGTTCAAAATGAACGAGCAACAGAAGATGCAGTTGACGTATCAGACGACTGACTTGTTTACGCAGATCGCTTCTGGTCAAAGCCCGTTTATTGCCATCATCCAGCAAGGTGGTCAATTGAAGGATGCGATGGGCGGTGTTGGCAATATGTTTAAAGCCATTGGCTCTATTTTTACCCCTTTTAGGGTTGGACTTCTTCTTATTGGAACTGCTGCCGCCACTGTTGGTTACGCCTTTTACAAAGCAATTGACGATCTTGACAAATTCAAGGACGCAATGACATTGACTGGTGGATTTGCCGGTGTAACTTATGACAAATTGCTGAACCTCGGCAATGTTTTGTCAAACAAAACAAACGCATCAATTGGAGATGCCCGAGATTTGATGCAGCAGTTGGCGGCATCAGGCAAATTTACATCCACCTCAATGGAGGCTGTTGGTGAGGTCGTGCTGCGCTTTGCCAAGATTGCTGGCGTAGATGCCACAAAAGCCGCTGAAACACTGATTCCTTTGCTTGATGGGACAGCAAGTTCTGCAAAGCAATTGAACGACAAATATCATTTCCTTACGCTTGAGCAATACAAGAACATTGAGGCTCTTGAGAAGCAGGGCAGATTGCAAGAGGCTGCAAAGCTGCAAGCAACATTGCTCAACGAAAGTTTGAAATCAACGCAACGCGAACTTGGCAATTTGGAAAAGGCTTGGCAAGGCGTTGCTAATTTTGCATCTTCTGCGTGGGACGCAATGATGGGTTGGGGCCGTGAAAGCGGAACTGACCGAGCCATCGAACTTGAAAAGAAAATCAATGAGATTACTGATGAAATTTCTAAGAGGCAAGCAAAGGGCTTAAAGACAGGCTCACAAGAAGCTGCGCTTGCCTCGTTCAGAACCGAGTTAAACGCTATTGTCAGCAAAGAAATGGCTGCGCTTGATGCGGCAGAGGCAAGAACCAAAAAGGCAGAAGAAGAACAAAGAAAAATTAAAGCCTACTCTGGCGCTGGTGGCATTGGCAAGCAAATAGAAATTGAATCAGCAATTGCCAAAGCGATTGCCAACAACGAGTTTCTTATTGCCGTTGAAGGCGCAAACGAAATACAAAAAATTGAATTGGAAGCGGCTAAAGAACTTGAAGAAAAGCGCCTTGAGTTCAGCAAAAAGTCTGCTGAAGAAAAACTTGCTTTTGGTGGGCTGCTTGCAAGACAGTTGGATGCCGAGATTTACACAATAGAGTTAAAGCGTGATGAAAAAATCAGAAGCATCCGCAACAAAAATCGGCTCTCAGAGTACGAAGAATATCTCCGCACACAAAAAGAAATTACTGATGCCGAAGTTGCGGAGTCAAACAGGCTTGCAAGTATTAGAACAGCCAACCAATCCAAGACGCGAGAGATGGAGTACCAGCGCGAGTCCTTGGACTTAAAGAGCCAAATGATTTACGCCACTGAGAAAGAGCAAAAACTTGCTCAGATTTCTTTGGAGTATGCGAGAAAGCGCAAAGAGGTTGAGGAAGGTCCAGACAAGCAATTTAATCTTGACCAGATTGATCGTCAAGAACAAATGGCAAACTTGTTTGTGACGATAGAAGACTCCATGAAGCGCACCCAACAAGTGTTTGATTCGGTGTGGGGCAACCTTGGTTCTGCCATTGACAAGTTTGTACAAACCGGCAAGTTCAAAATGAAGGACTTTGCTGCAAGTGTCATTAGGGACTTGATTGCAATTGAGATGAAGGCGCAAGCCATGACGTTGCTGCGAATGTTGTTTAGTTCATTTTTTCCAACCCCAATGACCATGACGCAATCGCAATTTGTATCAGCCAGCGGCGGCAGAATGTTTGCTGATGGTGGCGACCCACCAGTAGGCAAAGCAAGCATTGTCGGAGAGCGTGGACCCGAGTTGTTCGTTCCTCGCACTGCTGGAACAATCATTCCTAACCATGCCTTGGGTGGCATGGGTGGTCAAACAATTAACTACAATGGGCCAATCATCCAAAACATGAGTGCCATTGACACTCAAAGCGCCGTTCAATTCCTTGCCAAAAACAAACAAGCCGTATGGTCTGCAAATCAGTCTGCACAACGGTCTATGCCAGTGAGTCGATAACATGAGCCTTAACACCATTCTGAGCATTGCTGAAAGCGTCACGATCAATGACCACAGGTTTGTTGGGCAGACGGTCAGCCGCAACCAAAAAATCCTGACCAGTGAAATTATTACGGTTGTGCCGTTTCAATTCACGTTGAGGCCCATGAATTATTTGCTGTATTCGCAAAGCCGAAGCATTTTGAATGCCTTGAGGATTCCAGACAAAGCACTTGAGCAATATTTAAATTTTGGCTCCACTGGATGGTTGAATTACATCAAGTATCAAGGGGACATGACTTCTGCTCAAATTGCAGCATGTAGGTGGCAAACATCATCAGCCAATAAAATTTTGGTGCTTGGCTCTTTGCCTTCAATTTCTTCTGGTTCGTATTTATTCCGAATTGGTGATTTTGTGCAAGTTGATCGGTACACATACATTGTCACTGCTGATGTGTTGCGCGGAGCCGGTGCAACCGTAAACGTGCCAGTGCATCGAAACCTTATAGCAACGCTCGCTTCCACTGTGGCTTGTGTTGCTGGTCAATTTGGGGCAACTATTAGCATGGGTGGCAGCAGTTATACGGGAGTAACATTCCCTGTAATTTTGCGTGATTACCCGACATATACATTGCGACCAATGACCAATGATTCGTTTATTGAGTGGTCGGGCGAATTCAACGCATTTGAGGCTGTTTTATGAACGTCATTACACCTGTTGTTGGAACAAACAACATCCGCATTGCGGATTTCATACGCATCAACACTGGTTCGCAGATTTATCGTTTCTGCACAGCAGCTTCAAACATAACTGTCTCTGCTGTTGATGCTACGCCGTTTAGCGCGGTGGGTACACTCTTGCGGGTAGGTGACGTACAGCGAGACATAAAAAGCACCTCCAACGACACATCAGTGTCATTGACAGGAATTGATACAGCCATGCTTGGGTTTGTTTTAGGCAACACCGTAAAGGGTTCCTACATTCAAATGTGGCATGGTTTCTTTGATACAAACGGCGCACTTATCACAACGGGTGGTACTGGTGGGTTGTATCAGTTTTTTAGCGGATACATTACGTCATTCAGCATTCAAGAAAACTGGATGGAAGAAGCCCGTAGCTTTGTTGGCACAATTCAAATTGGAGCGTCCAGCACTCAATTGACTTTGCAAAATACAGATGCTGGACGCTACACTAATGATGACAGTTGGCAATTCTTTAACCCCGGTGATACCAGCATGAATCGTGTCAGCTTTATTGAAACAATTGCGTATCAGTTTGGGAAGCCAGAATGATTCGCAAAGCAAATCGTTTTGACATTCCAGCAGTGCTGGATATGCTGCGTCAATACAGAAGCGAAACTCCTCTGGAGTTTTTGAAAGATGCCAATGATGCCGAATATGTCACGCAGATGCTTAACGAATTGATTGCTGGTCGTGGTGTTGTTTTGTTGGCAGAGATTGATGGCAAATCTGTGGGGATGATGATTGCGGCAGTGATGCCAAGCATTTGGTCGCCAAAGCATTTTGTTTTGACTGAGTTTGCATATTGGGTTGAACCTGAACATCGCGGCAGCACTGCTGGATACAGGCTGTTACGAGCATACTTAGACGAAGCAATTGCTCTCAAAGATGCTGGAAGAATTTGCAATGCGTTTATCAGCAAAATGGTTAACAGTCCTGACCTGAAGTTCAGCAGGTTCGGTTTTTCAAAACTTGAAGAATTTTGGGTGATTTGATATGCCGGGTTCAATTATTGCGTCACAAGCGTTTAGCCTTGTTAATGCTGCTGGAGCTTTGACGGCAGGCGGTATGGCGGTAGCATTTGGTATCAACCTTGTGGTGTCGCGCATCATTGCAAGTTCTGCAAGTCCTGAAGCAAATACACAAAAAAATCTTGGGTCCAGACAGCAAGTTCCTCCAGCCGGGAGCAATAAACTTCCAGTGGTTTATGGTAGTGCTTATGTTGGAGGTGTTATTACTGACCTGACAATTAGCAATGACAACCAGACAATGTATTACTGCTTGTCATTGGCAGAAGTCACTAATACGCAAGGCGGCGCAACAGGCGACATTTTTACTTTTGGTAATGTGTATTGGGGCGGCAAGCGTTGCGTGTTTGATACTACAGATCAAACACGAGTTGTGTCATTGCTTGACGAGTCAACAAACGAGTCACAAACAAACGTAGATGGCAACATGTTTATCTACTTGTATCGCAACGGGTCATATCAACCAACAAACAGCGCAACAAACGCCGTTACATTGATGAGCGACCCTAATTTGGCTTACGTTTGGGATAACACCAAATTAATGAGTAATTGCGCTTTTGCAATTGTAAAATTGGTTTATAACGCAGATGCTGGACTGACGGGCATTCAACAAACTCGGTTCCAAGTTAACAACCCAAGGACAGCGCCGGGTGATTGTTTTAGTGATTTTCTGCAATCAACGCGATACGGTGCTGGCGTTCCTTCATCACAAGTCGATTCGACAAGCCTTGCTACTTTAAATTCGTATTGTGCTGGCGCATTCACCTACACCCCTGCGGCGGGAGGTTCGGCAACCATCACAAGATTTAAGTTTGATGGCGTGTTGGATACATCCGTGAGTATTATGAGCAACATGCAAAACATGGCTGCATCTTGTGATTGCTTGTTACGCTACAACGAATTAACTGCCCAGTGGGGTGTAATTGTTCAATCGCCAACTTACGCAGTGGCGTTGTCCATTGATGACAGCAACATGGTGTCAGCATTGCAAATCACCCCAACAGATTTGTCTAGTACGCCAAACATCATTGAATCCAAGTTTGCAAATGGCAGCGAAAAAGACACGTTTGCATCTGCGGTGTTTAGTCTTTCTCAAGTTGCGCCAACTTTGCTTTACCCAAATGAGCCAATCAACAAGCAATCTGTCACGTTGCCTTTGGTGAACAGCGATGTCCGAGCGCAATACATCGCACAACGTTTATTAAAAGCAGGGCGTGAAGATTTGATTGTGAAGGTGACAATTAGTTTTGCTGGTCTGCAACTTGAGGCTGGCGACATTGTGACCTTGACTAGCCCAAATTACGGTTGGACAAACAAGTTGTTTAGGATTTCTCAAGTCACTGAAAACTTTAGTGATGATGGGCAAATTACGGCTTCATTGACGTTGATTGAATACAACTCCACTGTGTATGACGATACGCCAATCACGCAATTTACACCAGCGCCAAACACTGGAATTCCATCGCCTTTGGTGTTTGGCACAATGTATGCGCCAGTGGTAGTTAATTTAAATCCGACTGCCGCCAATCCATCATTTGGCGTGTCTGTAACGGCGGCATCAAGTGGCGTGAGTCAATACGCAGAAGTTTGGTATTCGGCATTTAGCGCACCATCTGATCCTCAACGTATATTTGCCGGGACCACTGCGGTGAAATCGGCTGGAAATCCATATACGCCCGGTTCAAGTATGGGTGTTGTGACTTTGGAAAACATTCCACAAGGCAACTGGTATTTCTTTGTCAGGATGGTGAACTCTCTTGGCTCAAGTCAGTACAGCGCAGCAAGTTCAGTGCTTCAATGGAGGCCCACCACATTTCAATTTACCGGGAGGTATATTGTGGTGGCTTACGCAACAAGCATTACGGGAACCGGCATTTCAGACAACCCAAGGGGAAAAACTTATTTTGGTTTATGGAATACCGACACAACACCAGCATACTCAAGCGACCCAAGTAATTACACATGGTATTTTGCACAACCGACATTTGGCACAAACATATTCCTTGCGTTTAGCAATAGAGGTGGTAGAAAATTTAGCTTTGCTACTGACTTTGCGGCTTATGCTGCGGGAACGGCAGCGTTTGTTCCAACTAGCGTTTCATTGTATGACCCAACAATTTGGTCGGCACTGCCTGATGGAAACAATACGATTGACCTTGATGTTCGCACAGGTCAGCTTATTACTACGGGAACAACAACAACTGGCATTGGTGAAATTGCAATAACCAACAGTACGGACGGAAAAATTGTTGCGGAGTTGGCAACGTTGTTGGATTTTGGACCCGGCATTTCGCAAAAAACTAGCGCGGTTGCACAACTGACTATTGATAAATATGGTCGTGTGCTTGGGTTTGTTTCTCCTGATAATTTTAATTACACGTTGTATGAAGTTATTGCAACGGCAGGGCAAACTGTGTTTACGCCAACTGCAAGAAGCGCAAGCTACATCTTGGGGCAATGCCTTGTTTTCCGCAATGGGATGTTGTTAGATGAATCGGAATACACAGAAATTCTTACAACAATTACGCTTGGAACTTCTTGCGCGGCTGGAACACTTGTGTCCATCATCAGTATGAGCGCAGTTGCCAGTGGAATTACTTTTGTCAACACTGGTTTGATTGTTCAAACGGTTGGTGCAAGTTCTATCGTTTACACCAGCACAGCACTGCCTAATCAAAAAATGTATGCTGGAGACATAATCACGTTTGCCAACACTGGAACACCAACGCAATACACAATATTAACGATTAATTACACCACACGCACAATCACGTTTACAACAACATTAAGCGGCGTATTGGCTGGCAATGCGGTGTATCAATATCGGGCCGCATCTTCAGCGTACAGACCATTTAGCCGTTGGACAGATAGTCTGACAAACCAATCTTTATTTACTCCAACCGAATGGTCTTATCGCACTGGATATGAGAAGTTGTTTTTTAATGGAACTGCTGTCAATGATCTTGATTATGATTTGACAACGACATTAAGTTTTTCGCAAAACGTAACCGGACTTATAACCTCTATACAATTTGCTGAAAATATCTTGACTACTCCAGCGGGAGCATCGCAAACAGGAACAACAAATACTTCTGTTGGAGTTACCAACTATTCTTTCAATTTTGATTTAAATGCTTTTGAGTTGTATATAAACGGAACTTTGGTTGACCAAGGAACTGATTACACAACTTCAACTGGTGTTTATGCTTTGTCTTACACTCCAACAACAAACAACACCATGCTTCAACAAACCACTTATCAACGAACAGGAGCAGCTTAAATGACAGCAGCACTCAATCTTGGCTTACTTGGCAACAACGTCAACACTAGCGGTCAGGTATCTCTGACAGCCGGTGTTTCAGGAACTTTGCCGGTGGCAAACGGCGGGATTGGAACGACAACGCTGACAGCTAACAATGTACTGCTTGGCAATGGAACCTCTGCGCCTCAAGTTGTTGCCCCCGGAACAAACGGTAACGTGCTTACTTCAAACGGGACAACGTGGACATCTGCGGCTGCACCGGCTCCATCAACAACTGCTGGAGCAGTCGGCACATACATGATGGCGCGATATAACGGCGCTTCCCCGCTTGTGAGTTTTGGCACAACTGTTTCTGGCGCTGATTTAACACCATCAAATGCTTCAGGAAATAACGTAGGCTCCGTTCAAACAGGCACATGGCGCTGTATGGGTGTAACTTCAGTCGCCCCATCACAAAACCTTGTTTCTCTTTGGTTGCGTATATCTTGATGTCTTTTGCATCAATATGAGATAATCCCAAACAAGACAAGACAGCATTCGTACCCCGTGAGTACATGGGGAGCGTTACCACCTGAGTACAGGGAATTTTCATGCCAGTCTTTAGCCAAAACGTCATTACCCAAGTCTCGGGTTTTGACAATCCACTCATTACGGGTGAGCTTGTTTACAACCAGCAGACTTACTGGAATCTTGCGCTTAAAACAACCGCAACACTTCCAAGCACTCCAATTGATTTGACAGGCGCAACAATCAGCGCACAAATTGTCAGGCGAACTGTCACCAATCTACAGGACACACGAACGGGATTGTCCTTTGATATTGGCAATTACACGCCAACCCCAACAACGGTAAACCTGACAATTTCCAATCGTATTGATATTGCGGGAACATTTACGCTTGTGTTGGATGACAGCGCATGGTCTGTCATTGCTGGCGATCCAGAATTGCAAATTGATTTGGTTGACCCTGTTTGTTTCAGTGGTCGAATCAAAGTTAGTTTTCCCGCTTCTGGAGGAACTCCACAGGATGATTTGATTATTTTTCTGATGTTCCTTGTTCGATCTGATGGCATTATCAACATTAGTTAAGGAGTCATCATGGGGCCAATTAGCGTAGTCGTTCAAGACTCAAACAACCTTACCCTTGAGGTAACACCAACTCCATCAACAACAGTCATTCTTGACCGTGGCATCCCCGGTCCAGCGGGTGATGGTGATGTGGATGGGCCAGCATCTTCAACAGACAATGCTCTTGTCAGATTTGATGGCACTACAGGCAAGTTAATTCAAAATTCCGTTGGCATTTTGAGTGATGCTGGTGCTTTAACTGGATTGACAAGTGTAGACACAACAAACCTTGAGGTTACAAACGTCAAGGCGTTGGATGGTACTGCATCGTTTGCAATTGCCAACACTACTGGCGTTTTTTCTATTGATGACACCAAGTTTACATTGCAAGACAATGCAGATACCACCAAAAAGGCTTTGTTTGAACTTTCTGGTATTACTACTGCGACAACACGCACATACACACTGCCAAACGCAACTGGCACACTTGCAACGCTTGCAAACACATCACAGACATTTACTGGTTCAACATCATTTGTGCCAGCAACTAACTCTGGAACAATTACGATTGGTGGAATACCTCAAACCGGAACCATTACGGTTGACCGATCACAAGCAACGCACACATTGGATGTTGGAGTTGGACCCACACTAAGCGGAAGCACCAAAACAATAAATTTTGGGACTGCGGGTGTATCTGGTTCAATTACAAGCATAAATATTGGTTCCGCTGTGTCGGGTGCAACAACCACCATAGCAGTTAGCGGAAACTTTACAATTCAAGGTGTGACCGTTGGTCTTGGTGGTGGGGCGGTATCTACTAATACGGCTGTCGGTGCTAGTGCTTTGGCGGCAAACACGACAGGAACAAATAATACGGCAGGGGGTTCTGGCGCATTAGCTTTAAATGTAGGTGGAGCCAGTAATACAGCTTTTGGAAATACCTCGCTAGGCTCAAATTTGTCAGGCAATGGCAATACAGCGCTAGGTGATGGTACGTTGTTTAGCAATCAAACGGGCGGCTTTAATACTGCAATTGGAAATTCAGCTTTAACACAAAATCTTGGTAGCCAAAATACTGCGCTTGGTCAAAATTCTGGCAGCGGCATTACTACTGGCTCCAACAACGTCATCCTTGGCAGCTACACAGGCGCTGCTGCGCCAATTTCTGCAACAGGAAACAACTGGATTGTTTTGAGTGACGGTCAAGGTAACGTCCGCCAATCATTTGATTCTTCAGGTAATTCACAGATGGTTTCTGGCGCAGCGGTTGTTTACTGCCCAACGCCATCAACGATAACTGCAACGGCAACATTAACAAACGCAGACATTCTGGCGCAAATAGTTAATACGACAGGTGCAACAGCTTATACAGTTACGCTGCCTCTTGGGACAACTTTAGAAACGCTTATCCCTTGGAGTTCTGTTGACCTTGGGTATGATTTTTATGTCATCAACTCAGTGCCAGCCAACATCACAATAGCAGCAAATACTGGCGTGACAATTGTGGGTAGAACGCTTGTTGCAACCAACATTTCTGGACAGTTCAGGATTCGTAGAACGGCGGCAAACACATTCATTGTTTACCGCATCAACTAAATTCGGAGAAGCAAATGGCGACAGTTGACGCAACAGATGCACGACTATCCACACACGAAGCAGTCTGCGCCCAACGATACGAAGGCATTCAAAAGAGTTTTGAGTCAGGCTCTAAGCGCATGGCAAAGATCGAATATCTGCTTTATGCAGTAATTGCTGCTGTGCTGCTTGGGCCGGGTGTTGCTGCCGAGTTTGTCAAAAAAATATTTGGGCTTTGACATGAAAGATTGGGCCGTTGCATTCATCGCGGCGGTCGGGGTCTGTGCCATCGTCATTTGGTGCGCCTACATTTTGGTTCCTTTTTTTAGGGCGGCTTATGCTGGTTGAATTGGCGGCGGCTAACGCAGCGTTTAACGTCATCAAATCGGCTTTAAACAATGGCAAAGAACTTTCTGCCTTGGGTGGTCGAGTCTTTGATTATTTTGACAATAAAGCCAAGATTCAGGAAAAAGCCACCAAAAAGGCGGCATCTGGTGGGGCGCGGTCTGACATGCAAGAGTTTATGGCTTTGGAGCAACTCAACGCCCAAGAAACTGAATTGCGTGAACGGATGGTTTATGCTGGTCGTCCCGGCCTGTGGGACGATTGGGTGAAGTTTCAAGCCCAAGCCGCAAGACGTAGGCGCGAGGAGAAAGAAGCCGAGGCAAGGCGAATTGCGTTGCGGAAACGAAAAGCCGAGCAACTTGCTGAATATATTGCGGTCAGCCTTGCGGCAATCGTTTTGGCGGCGCTTATGGTGTACGGCATTGTGCTTTACATGAGGTATCTGCGGTGAGTGACGACAAGTTAAACGCCAACACAGCGCTCGACAAAGTGCTTGGGTATGTGGATTCGCCGTTTAAACTGTTTGCCATTATCCTGATGGGCATCATTGCGTTTTCTGGCTATTTCCTTTGGCAGAACCAAGAATTCATGCGCGATGCCTACAAGGAGTCCAAGAAACTTCCTGAGATCAACACTTCTCGGACAGACGATGCCAGTTCCATGCTGTTCAAAAAAACCGGCGCAACGGTGGTGGCGGTGTTTAAGGTCAATCCTTTGTTTGGTAGCCGGGTGCTTTACAGGGCTTACACAAAAGACGGACGAGACAAAAGCATCGAAGACATTGATGTGGGGTTGTTTAGTCAAAACGCAGCCAACAACGCTGATGTAATCAAGTTGATGACCAACGAAGTGCCGTGTAGCGAATACCGCTACGCTCAATCCGAAGTTGGGCTGTGGTACATCGAAAAGGGCGTGACTTTTACTTGCCGAATAAGTGTGCCGCCTGACAGTCATCGTTTTGTTGGACAGATCACGGTGGGGTGGGCGCAACAGCCCGAGAGCTTAGAGCAAATTAAATTCATGCTGGAGATTGCCAGCGCAATGCTAACCAAGAGAGGTAATTGATATGGATTGGCTTAAACAAATTGCACCGACTATTGCCACCGCTATGGGTGGCCCACTAGCGGGTATGGCTGTATCTGCTATTTCCAAAGCTATTGGTGTTGACCCAGATAAAGTCAGCGACATGATTTCTGGCAACAAGATGTCAGCAGAACAGATTGCACAAGTAAAAATTGCCGAAATTGAACTTCAAAAGCAAGCGCAAGAACTTGGCCTTAACTTTGAGAAGCTGGAAGTTGAAGACCGCAAGTCAGCACGGGAGATGCAAGCCACCACCAGAAGCCTGATGCCGCCTATCCTGGCTGGCGCTGTGACCGTAGGCTTCTTTGGCATCTTGGTGATGATGTTTATTGGCAAAGTAGACAGTAGCAACCCTGCTATCTTGATGATGCTTGGTTCGCTTGGCACGGCATGGACGGGCATCATTGCCTATTACTTTGGCTCGTCTGCTGGTTCGCAAGCCAAGACTGACCTTCTGTCAAAAGCACCAGCAATTAAGTAAGGACAAACAGTGATTACTGCTGAACAACTTAAAGAATTGCACATTGGTGAAGAATGGCTTGAGCCATTAAATGAAGCAATGAGCAGATACGAAATCAATACGCCTTTACGCATGGCATCATTTATTGGGCAATGCGCTCATGAATCTGGCAACTTTAAGACGCTGCAAGAAAACCTAAATTATTCGGCAGAAGCACTATGCCGAGTTTGGCCTAGCAGATTCCCGAATCTTGAGGCAGCACAACCGTATCACCGCAATCCCGACAAGATTGCCAACAAGGTGTACGGTGGTCGAATGGGTAATGGTACTGAAGAAACCGAGGAGGGAAGCCTGTATAAAGGTCGCGGCCTCATTCAATTGACCGGAAAGGACAATTACACCTTGTGCGGTGATTCCTTGAGAGAGGATTTTGTTCATTCGCCTGATCTCCTGTTGTCGCCTAAATACGCAGCATTAAGCGCGGGTTGGTTTTGGAATAAGCGTGGGCTTAACAAAGAAGCCGATGCAAAAGATTACACCGCCATGACCAAGAAGATCAATGGCGGCACAATCGGTTTAGATGACCGTATCAAGCACATTAACCATGCTTTAACTATTCTGACTTAACGAACACACCATTCTCATTCATGTAGCCGTTGCGAGGCTCAATAACCTTATAGGCGTTGTAAAAGCATTGACGCACATCCAAATCGGTCAACACCCCTACGTTGACCAGCGTGACCATCACATCACCAATGGCGTCAGCAATCTCTGCTTTGTCATCCTTGGCAATAGCAATCAACAATTCGCAAGCCTCCTCAACGGTTTTGCTTGCTTGACCTAATGCTGTGCCATTTTTGTAAATGCCACGAGCTTCAGCCCATTGCATAACAGCAAACTCTGTGCTGCTAAATGATTGTGTTTCTTTCATGTTTTTCCTAAAAGGTGGGGCTTACTCGCTGCGTCTGGGTGACACGGTATCCGTATGCTTTGCACATCACGCACAGCATCCGCTTTCAGCCCCGTTAATCATTTGATGACTAATCTGTCCTTACGAACAATGGTGGCTCCAGCAACAGGCTCACCAGCAAGAATGGCATTCTTAATCTTAGTTTTGCTTGGCTCTGGAGGCTTGGGATCGTTGCACAATTCTGGTGGGAATTCTGTGCCTTCCTCAATCAAAACGGATTCATCACGGTCAACATACAACTTGACCACGAAAGACCCGTCAGAAGCCTTTATTTCGTGGATTCCAGCCGTTTTCATGTTCTCGGCAAGGTAAGCCCTCAACTTTTCTGATTTTCGCTCGTAGGACGTTTGAAGGGCTTTGATGCGTTTGATGGCATTTTTGGCTTGTTCAGCATCC